CCAATCAATGTTTCTACAGCAGAAGCAGTAGTTATTCCATCTTTATATTTTAAAGTAAAAACGCCCGCTGCCTGGGTTAATTCCGCATCACCTGCCGTAGTTTCAGTTTGAAATGTGTAAGCATTTCCTGCAACGCCACCAGCAATAGATTCAATAACTGTATTCCAAGTTGCTGCGCCAGGTACGGATAGATCCAAAGATGCACGAGCACCTTTAGCTACCCAAATACCATTTTCTATTCCATCAGTCTGCGCAGTAAGCAATACCCTATCCAAATTTGCCAGTTCAACCCCATCAATGTCTGGCAACCCGGCTAGGGTTACATTAGTGGTTATTTTTACTACCTTACAAACTTCTTTTGGTTTGAGCCCTTGGGCTACGGCGTCTACGTAAGCCTGGTTTACGCCGTCAGTCGTAGCAGTAGGATTTGTTGGAACGTTAGTAATACGGTAAGTCTGCATATTGATTCCGCTAGATCCTACTGTCAATCCAGCGAAAGTTGCAGTATCCGTGGTGGCCATTTCTTGCGAAAAGCCTGCATCCGACATAAAAAGTGGTTTACGCTCTGCCATGATTTTCCCTTATACTTCCTTTAGTTACGACACTCAATTAGTGCCTATGTCCTTAAATCCCGAAGCACACCCGTGTCGGGGTCGTAAGTAAATTTACCTATGTCTAAATTATATTTGTTTGCAATAGCGCTAACTTCCGTTTTATATTCAGCATGTTTGTTATTAAATAACGCAATCGTTCCTTTCTTCTCTTCTGCTTTACGGTCCTTAAAATTCTTTAATGTCTCCTCTAGCCCCCTGATCTGATCCCGTATTTGCATTTCTGATATTGTGACTGCTTGATCAATACCGCATATAACCTGTTGTAACTTTTGTACTTCTGCGTCTAATTTTCCTAACCTCAATGACTCTACATTTGTCATACGTAATAGCCCGTCCACTGCATTACCAATCAATACTTGGTTAGGTGCGTCTTCTACTGGTGCCGTATTCTTTTTTCTTGCATATGTCCTTTTTGGTTTAGGAATATCCAGCGTAGTACCTGTATTTGCATTTCCCGTATCCATTACTTTTTTTCTTGCCATTTTTCTACTCCTCTTATTACACAGCCGTGATGCGTGTTGGCGTGCATGATCGTACTAAAATAGTATCTGAAGACATCGCGCTTGCAATAAACTGAATCATCTTCGTACCTGATATAGGTCTGATTGGTGGCACATTATACAAATAACTATCATCTCCTATAAATAATGGTATACCATAATCTAATCCACTGTAAACACCTGTAAGCAAACCACTAAGTACTACTACGCACGTAGATGCAGATGCCTTCGATGCAATAATACCTACTGCTACTGATTCTGTATGGTTCAAACTTGCTATATTCACTTTAGTTACTTGAAACAGCCCACCTACTTTATTTCCTAGAATTCTGACAGCATGCCCAGGCAAATCAGAGTTAAAGCAGTAAGCTTTAACTGCACTAGATCCTTGACCAGGCATCCCTGATCCTACTGGTATCGTTCTCATCCTGGCCTCACTTACTATATTATATGGTAATTTTACGCCTGGTATATCCCACTCGTATGTAGCAAACAAAAACCTAGCAAAAGTTACCAATGCTATTATAGCTACTAGTACCATGCATTTTTTGCTGCCTATGTGTTTTATTACTCCTTGCACAATGTTTCCTTATCCGACAGTGAATATACCTTTTCCGCCAGATACCACACCTATTCCTGGCAACGTTATAACAGCCACGGCATAATATGAAGTATCCATACTTAATGTTATATTACCACTCACCTTAAAAAACCCCTGCGCATCTGGTTCAGAGTCAGTCAAAGATAACAATTCTACCCCATCTACAGAATACCATGTCACTGTAACATGCGTCGGGTTATCAATAATCAACCCGGAATGCTCTACCCATACTATCCCTTTTAATGCGCTGTCATCGTTTCGGTAACTATAACTTTGCAGCACCGTGTAATAATTGCTTATTGTTTCTTCAGCATTTGCTAAACGATTACCTGCACTGCCAACCGGGTAAGAACCTGGCAAATCCTTACCCCATACCGCACTAGCAACATCAGATGCACTAGAACCTACCCAACTACCACTTCCATGAGTAGCTGACAGCCCTTCATCTATCTTTGTAACCGCACTATCCGCAACAGTTACCGAGTTAATCGAGTCGTCAATTAACCCCATAGCATCCCCAGGAGCCGCCCTAGTTGCTACTTGCGTTCCTGTAGACACATCGTAATCTGTGAGACCCGTGCTAACTTGCGCTAAAACCTCTGCCGGCGTCGCATGAGACTGAACCTCCTCCCCAAAGCTCCCTGCGCCTGTATGCGTGGTTTTTACCTCGTCCCACACAGCAGACGCAACAGCCGAAGAACTTGATCCTTCCCAACTTCCAGCACCGTGAATACCAGACAATCCCGTGTTTATTTCTATAACAGCGTTATCTGCTAACGATGTTGAATTAACTGCGTCCTCTACCAAATCCATGGCGTCTCCCGGAACAACTCTAGTCGCCACTTGAGCACTGGTAGATACCCCATACGTTGTCAGCCCTGAACTTACCTGCGTTAAAACTTCTGCTGGCGTAGCGTGCCCCTGCACTTCTTCTCCAAAACTACCAGATGCAACATGCGATGTTTTAGTTTCATCCCATACGGCATCCGCAATAATTTCTGCACTAATACCTTCCCAACTACCACTCCCATGATCCGCAGATAAACTAGTTCCTATCTTCGTAACTGCACTTATAGCAAGTGAAACTGAGTCAACAGCGTCCTCAACTAAATCCATTGCGTCACCTGGTGCTGCCCTAGTTGATACTTGCGTACCAGTAGCTACTCCGTAAGACGTGAGCCCAGATCCTACTTGCGTTAAGACTTCAGACGGTGTGGCATGTGATTGCACCTCTTCGCCGAAACTACCTGATACTACATGGGATCCCTTAACTTCATCCCACACAGCGGCTGCGACAACTGCTGCACTAGTACCTTCCCAACTACCACTCCCATGATCTGAAGACAGACTAGCTCCGATCTCATCTACAGCACTAACTGCTAAAGAACCCGCATTAACAGCATCCGTAACCAAGCTCATTGCATCCCCAGGTGCAGCTCGGGTAGCCACCTGGGTACTAGTAGCAGCCCCATACGTCGCTAAGCCTGATCCCACCTGCGCTAGTACTTCTGACGGTGTGGCGTGAGATTGCACCTCTTCACCGAAACTTCCAGATAATGCATGAGATGCTTTGTCTTCGTTCCAAACTGCGTCTGCAGTCGCATCAGAATCAAGCCCAACCCAGCTCCCAACCCCATGCGTAACAGCTAAAGCTGAGTCTATAGCTGCCCTTTCATTTGTAGTCAGTGCCATAGAGTCTCCTGGGACAGCTCTAGACGCAACAGAAGCATCGATCCTTGCACCCTGGAATGGAGTCGCATCACTAAGGATCTGCGCCTGAGTAGCTCTGCTACTAACCGTAGCATCCAGGTTGGCTAACAGTGGCGCTTCGCTTGCTCCTATGGATCCTGCTGCTATCTGTGATGCACCAATCACATCCGTATCCATAATCTCAACATGTGCTCGTATTCTTCCAGAATTAAGTGTTGCGGGTAATCTCGACTGAAGATCACTAGTTCCATTGTCTATGCTAGCAATGTCAGCGGATATAGATGCACCTACAGGACTACCTATTCTGTTATATGTATCCGCTTCTAAGTTGGCTCTAACTTCCAGCAGCCCAAAATAAGGATCACACCAAAATGAGTTAACCGTGTACTTTATATATCCAAGTGTATCTGTATCTGATGCGGATAGTAATACATCATAAACACCAGGCATCCACACAGCATCTACTTCAAACCAGTCACTTACGCTTAAAGTTTTAACTACAGAAGTACCAGCTTGCTTTTGAATAGAAACAGTCACATCAGAATTAGAAAGGCCTGTCTTCCCTCTGCCATCCGCAGAAAAAACAAGTCTTACAGGCGCACGAAACGCCACTGATTGCTTTAATTCCATGTTGTATTAAACTTATTACTAGGTCTCCATTCAGAAAATTCTTTCACAACTTTAAATCTCATTTGATGCAGTATCTCAATAATGACTAAAAGTTCTAATGTAACAGGTACATGCACGGAACCAACCAACGGAAGCGTTATATCATCTACAGATGGAGACCTCAATCTAGGTGAGTCTACTGTTGTCACTTCTAATACAAATAAACTCGGCATAATTCTGTGCCTCTAACCAAACTACAGTTATTCTGGAACCTCATCAATACCTGTGTCGTATATATAATCCCTATATATGTCATAACACGTTTGACACAAGTATTCCCCGGATCCGCTAGGGTAATCATAATACCCCATTGTTACATCTGGTATATCATTGCCACATACACTACACTTCACCATTATGTTCTCCGTACCCAGTAAGTCAGTATTTTATCTATTCCTTTTGATGAAGGAGCAGTAGCCGCATTAAAATTAGAAGTCTTATCGCATAACAACATCAAATGAACGGGTGTTAACGTTGGATACATACATCTGTAGTAATAATCAACGCCACCAATAGTAAGCAGGCATTCATCATTACTAACCTCTATCCCCTGATTTCTACTACAAAGTGCGTAAGGAATACCTAAAGGATCTTCAAATGATCCCAATATTGCTGCAGGATTAGTAACATCTGTACCAGCAATACCACCTCTAAAAAAATATAACTTCGACAATCTAGCCTTGCTATCGAATCCCCATACCCCCAATCCACCAGACTGCAACCCAATAAAGTATGCCAACGCATCCGTAGCGTAAATAAGCCTTGCATTAACCATACGTACAACACCTGCAGGCATCAGGTCCAACCCCACCAGCCTATTAACGCCATCACATCCCTTAGTCACACAAAAGAATATCGGGAACGTTGAACATCCAGAAATTGCTGAGTCCGGTTTTACATTTCCAAAAATACAATGGCTATCAACCCATCCATCAAATGTAAAATCCCTAGCTGTGCAGTCTTCTGATCTGTTATCCCAATAAACTGGATTACCCTGTCCAGTCCAACCCAATCCTATACCAGTATGTGTAACAAGATCATAAGATGCCCTAACTGCCGGTTCAATTATAGTATACAAGTACCCTGTAGCACTTATATCACTATAAATCCTAATTGCGCCAAGTTGCGCAATTCTGGCCATACATACATTTACAGAGTCTGCAGGCTTAATCCAATTGTATCCAGTTTCGCATCTAGTCCATCCATTCGTGATTGCTGTTGACGCTAATGTCGCGCTAAACGCGGATCCAGCACAAGTAAATGTCACGAACGCCATTAGTATCTCCTAAATTTTGCTAATCCAATTTGTGTATCACTAGTCATCTGTTATAACATTCTTTCAGTCTAGGCATGTATCTGCATTCACCTGTTCGTATTAAATCAGATCTAACAACTGATCCAGAAAAAGTAGACGACACAATAATCCTGGTGTCGTCTACTTGAACAAATATTCGTTCACCTACTGCGCAATTACCATTACTTATTAACTCTGCCCCAAATGAAGAGTTTCTGAACCCTTTTGGTAACGATAACGAATGCTGAACGCCAGTACGTAGGATCGCCAATGCTGTTACACTCTTAGATACTATCAACTGCTGGAGGGATAACGAGTCTGACGGATTTTGCAGATCAAAAGACTTGGTAATTCCGATTTTGGTGTTTGCTACGACCATGGCGCATGGTTAACTGATTTTTTCCCCCGAATTCTCCACTTGAACTACTACTTTTTTCTTCTGTTCTACCACATGAACAGAAAACCCAGCAGTAGACTTACATCGGTTAATTAGCCCTGCATCTGTAGAAACTAAAGTAATCCCTTCTCTAAACTTTACACCAGATAAGGTATACGATTTTCCACCATTATACGTAATTTCCGCCTTTACCATTTTATACTCCTGTTTGTTCACCTAAATTTGCTTATGTTGCTGAATATTATGACGGAACCGCAATATTCTTTACCAAAACAGTAGCATCCGTTTCTTCAATAGCTGCCCATATTTTAATCGTAACTGCAAACTCCCACACGCCGCGAAAAATATTACGATCTTTCTCAATGCGGATATCCCGCCCGATACAGATAATAAGATTTTGCGGATTCGTTAATAGAATCTGTCCGCCAGTCTTATAGGTAGCCTTAACAGTTGCTCCTGAACCTATAGCGCCACCACCAAGGCGTATCCATGTTCCTGCAGTAGCATTTACCGAATAATCTACGCCAGAAATGTACGCAGCAGTAGGAACCTTGCCCAAAGTTGTTGGCGTAAGTACCAAATCGGTAATAGGACCGAAACTTAAAGCAGTTGCTGTAGTTCCATCTGTATTAGCCACGGAGTTTTCGCAGTGTTGAGGTGCCGAATCCAAAAGGCTCATCGGCACCAACTCAACACCAAATGCTGGAACATTGCCAGTCGCAGCAAGCATGTCATCCCCAGATGCTGTAGCCCGAGTACTTACCTTTTCCCTATAAACTTGCTCATGATCTGGACTCAAAAAGAACTTCATACTAGCTTTGTTTTTTCGAAATTTGTTAGGCATCGCGTTAAGAGAACGGCTCAAGAGTGACGGAGCCATAGCCTCACCCGCCGCGTCAACAACATGCCCACTCTCAGCATTCTTTAGGAACCCATTGAACAACGCCAGCAAGCTGTCCTTAACATACAAACTACCAGATCCGCCCTCGTACAAATCGCTTTCCAAAGCTGCAGGACCCAACGTATTTCCGTTCCAATACATCTCTTCCATATTATTGGCAGCCCGCGTAGCCATCATCTTGATAACATGCTGCTCAATGGAATCCCCTTCGATATTCTCTTCTTTAGTTATGTCAGAAATCTCGAAAGGTACCATAATTTCACGGTGCTCTAGTGTAAGCCTGCTGGCAGTAACACCACGCCGAACACCGGGATCTACTGCTTCCTCTTTTGGTACAGCAACACGATTAGCTACATTGATTTTATCAATGTACTTCTGCAATGGCTTAAACTTAATAATGCGTGCCATACCCTTAATACCAGTTTCATCAATCACGTAATCGATAAACTGATCTGCCTGTTCCGCATTAAGCATTCCAGCCGCGGCAAGGGCATCGGTGGTGATCGTTGTTTTTTCGATCAACTCCTTATTTGTCATGCCTCTCATATCTAATCATCCTTTTCTTTTCGGCGAGGCGGTTGACCGCCCTTACCTATTGGTTAAAAATATTAGCCCACATGCTAACTTGTTTCTCTACAAGTGCCGGCTGATCTGCATCGGCACCGGCAGGTCTAGTCCCCTCTAAACTATCAAGGCGCTTATTGACATTAGCTATAGTTTCAGCTAACTCTGCCAGTGCCATTGCCAGTTCTTTCTGTGTATCACCCTCGTCTACTTTAGTAACCTGCTCCTGCGGCACTAATGGCAAGTCAGCATTGCATTGTTTCTCAACATTTTGTTCCTTATCCTCAATGTTTTTCATTCCAAGTTCCTGTAGTATTTCTTGAAGCATGTCTACTGCTTTTTTAAATGATGACAATCGTGCCACCTTCATTTTTCGGCCAACCTTAACCAACGCCTCTGACCCATTTGTAACACTACTAGCTTTAGCAGCGACATCAGGATCAGCGCATGTATCTTCACGTTTAGCACTTGCTTCTGTACCTTGGCTCTCCGCATCATCACTAGCAAATTGACCTATAACTGAATCTAATACATCCACCGCGTTTTGAATTTTCGTGGTTACCTGTGGCGGGATCACATTACTAGCTTGATCTAATTTCTTTAACTCATTAGTTGCTTCTGCCAATGATGCAACTGCTGCCGTAATACCATCAGCTACATCACTAATTGCCTTTACAGTCGTAGTTTTACTATCTTTAGTACGTTCAAATAACTCAGATAAACTCTTTGAAATACCAGCTATTTCTTCACAAACGCATTTTGGTAAATCGCTTGCACCAAATTTTGATTCCTTAGAATCTAATACAATTCGCATCAGCTTGTGCAATGCATTCTTGGTAACCTCTATAACCTTTTCAACTTTTACTATTGCGACAGGCTCTGTAGTCTCTTCCTCAACCTCTATATCTACGTCTTCCTCCTCCGCCGCAGATACAACCGTATCTACTAAGTTACCTGCGTCTTTTTCAACGCCAAAATTTTCCGCGTCTTCACGCGGTATAGCTACTCTTGGCATAGTACTCTCCATCCGTTCCACTTGTAGCGTTCCGTCATCTCTCTTGATAATAAGGAAGCCACGCTTGTTAGCTGGTCGATCAACAACAGATACCTCGCGCACATCCAACTCGGTAAGACGTGCTACTACAGTATCCGTATTATTTTCTTTGTTTTTTTCTTGCATATCCGCTTACCTGGTATTGTCTCAAACTCTGCCCCGCCTTGCAAATCCGCCAATAGAAAAACCCGTAAATTCTCCACGCTTTATCTCCTCCCATAACTCACCATCCTTAACGTGATACATCAAAAGCCAACTCCCCTTTTTTACTTCCTGCCCATTAACAACAAAATCCGTAGGTGCCAGATAGCTTTCGTATATATCAAGTTTATCGTTTGCTATGCTCTGATGCATTATACCTCGGTCTTGTAGCTCTGCTAGCCATGCATGAGCCGCATTGGATATCTCGTCCTCAGATACCACATCTCCCTGACTGTCAACCGTTTCTGGCTCCAAAACAATACCAAACACTACCCTTTTATCTTCTGCCTTATCTATAGGTAATAACCGTACTTGCTTTTCAACATCACGTTTACCCGTATTTTCTTCTTTTAGCTTACCAACTACCCCCTTTACCCCGTCAGTTATGCTTATTGTTCTAAAACTTCCTTCTACAAACTCCCCTGGGTCCCTTTGCCTAAATCTCCACGAATTTTCTGTCTCGTCTGGTGCCACCGATTTAACTTTAAAGTTATGATCTTTAATCCACGACGTAGCATCCCCTTGTGTTGCAAACTTTACTTTATCAAGAATCAAAGTTTGCATAACCATTTGCTTTCTTACTTCCGAAAGCCCTAACAACGATAGCTCAGCATCACTCAGCCCTAGCCCAGAAGCCATATAACAAGTATCAAAATCCAAGTCCTCACTCACGTTAATTCTATGTTCCATCCCCCTATTAGACATTTCCTGCAAAACAAGCAAATGATCTCCTACAGTACGTACCTTTTCGATACCCTGTATGTCATTATAATCTAAGTGCATGCTTTCATGGATACCTAGCAATATCGCGCTAGGCATTCTATCTACGCTTATTTTAGATAACCCTCTATTAAAATCAATGCTCATAACTATATGTCTCCCATTACTTCTACACTATAACCATCCATACAAATTCTGTATTTAAATGCTGTAAAAAATAATGCGTGATCAGGCCTATATATTACTAAATCATCCGCATGTTGAGTATCCGCACAAAAACACTTTTTGTTTAATACCACTCCATCCATAACATAATGACATAATTTTACGTCATCAGTTATTATAGATACATTATCGACATCGTATTCGGCTACCACTTTTCCATCCTTATAAATATTCATAATCATATATCACATGCTACCTATAGAAATCATAACAGGTTCTGTTCTGCATCTAGGGTGGAATGGTGGAAGTACTATATTTCTTCCAGCAAGTTTCCTTGCTGCTTCTGGTGATCCGCGCAGAGAATCACCTATAATACTTTTTATATCCTTTGCTGATAACCACGGAGCTGCTTCTTTCACAGCATCAGGCGTATCGGCGGCCACTATCGCTTTTATCTGCTCGGTCCCGTAATCAATAGAAAATACGGTTCCATTCAACTCCCTGCATATCGGACTAGTACGTTCATCCATGGGGTTTATAAGTTGAAACATAACTACGCCTGCCTCCGCGAACTGCGTAATACGCGCTATTACCCTAGATTGGTGACCAGATACTGATGCTACCTGCTGAAAATACAGATCTGGATTTCCTGCATACCTAGCATGGAGCTCCGGTGCAAACTGTGACATGCCAGGCAGCATCCCCAAACCGAACTCCTGTCTTATAGCATCCCTCAGTATAGGCCCAGCTTCCCTATAAGAAAGTCCCTGATTTAAAAGGACATCATTAGACACTTCCCGTATTCTTTGAGATAAGTGCTCATCAAAAAATGAGCCAATCCAAAACTTTTGGTGCCCAGCCACTGCATCCACTGCCTTCTGATCTACCGCAGAAAAATTAAACCCTACTCTTACTTCCTTTGCTGCTTCTTCTTTACTAAGCCTGTATATCGATTTAAGTCTAGTCTTAATTATTTCTGCTTGCTTATCTGTTAATGGGCTTTTTAGTTTGTGCCCCAACGCTACCATAAATAAATCTATAGAATCCGCTGTGTAACCACGCGTCTCAAGATCAGCAAGCCCCGCATCTAAAACGTCTTTAACAGCTAAGTTCCACGCCTCAGACATTTCTTTTGTCATGCGCGCTTCCAGCCCAAGTACTAGTCTTTTGATATCTATTTTTAGAATACTGCACACGGCCCCTTCAATACTACATTGGATTGATATTAGATCTTCTAAATCTAAATTAAATAAGTCTAAATAATTCCGCGCCATGATAATGTACTTTTATTACAACGGTATACTGGCGCGTCAACACTCACTAGTTTATTAGCAATATCCTCAATCAACTTTATGGATCCGGCATCCAGCTTACCGTCCTCTATCACTAACATCAGTGCCGGCATATTTACTACACGAATACTATCAATGGCATTTTCATTCTTTGTTGTTACATTTTCCAGTAACTTCTTAGCTTCTGATGCTAATTTATCTTTAATAGCTTGAGACAAGCTTGATTGAGGTATTCTTGCCAACGCATTTCTCAAATGCGGCAAGTCAATTCCACCGTCAGCGTTACGGACAGGAAAATGCCTCAAAGTCCTCGGTACTGTTTTGCCATCTGTATCTTTTGTGCCTCCTGGCTCAACGTAAAGAAATGAAGAATCCGGCAAATCATTAACAAATACAGTAGACCATACTGCTTTTTCCATGCTACCCATAATAGGTAATGGAACAAACATCTGACACACTTCCAATTTGCCAACAAAAACTACTTCTCCAATATCTGCTTTCTTCAATTCAACGCGAAAAAATCTTCCATCCTGGTTATTTCGCACTATTACATGATCCTTAAACACACCACACAATACAAGTTTCTCTCCGCCGCCAACTTGTCCTACTATTTCCTTTTGCAATTCTCTTACGTAACAATCAATTCCTGCATCGCAAATAAACCCGTCATCCAACGCAATCTGAACAAAATGCATTTTCGTACCCTATCACTTGCCATCATCATCGTTATGCAAGAAAAACCTATCATCTAATTCTTTCTCTACTCTTCTACGCAAATCTAATAATCCGTCTATTACATGCCGAGCTGCTACTTTCGTCTCAGCTTCCCCGTTGCTAGTATCTGATCCCTTCATACCCTGCTGCGCAGCAGCGAACGTTATAGAGAATGGCGTGTCCAATGGCACACCCTGCGGCATCGGGCCTATGTCATCCCCGAACACCCCCCGCACTATCCTATCGGCTCTACGAGGCGTCATACCACCGGACTTTTCCGCTATCCCCATCAACCTTATCAGCTCACTATCATCTGTAACATTAGGATGATTCGTCTTCAATACATGAAACCTTGCACCCCAACGAGATAATACATGCCGATTAAAAAGAAAATCATCATCTGCCCTTTCAGGAGCAAACACTTGCTCGTCCGCGACAGCCTTACTCGCGTCTGCTGTTGCTCTAGTGTTTCCGACAAACACAGGCGGCAATCTGAACGAGTACCTTATTTTATCCCTGTTGTTAGCGTCATATTTTTGAAAAAGCTCATCGGTTTTTTGGTATCCCGCCAAGGGTTCAATTCTAATCTTAAAACTATTAGGACTTTGAATTCCACCTTCCGTCGTATCACCTTCCAGCAACAAAAACTTACTGAAGTTCATTGCCCCCTGAACTTGTTCCTCTGTCCACTCCTTCAACCTAGCTATAGATCCCTCGGTCAGCGCGCCGTTTTCGATGATAACGAACATCGACGGAATACCATTACTAGTTAATGTATTATAATTAGTCTCTTCAGCAGCCCTACTTCCATAGATAGAAAACAAGTTACCAACATAATGGGGAACTCCATACGGAGTAGTCGGATGATAAATCCTGAAATGCATTAAAGCAGTCGCACGCTTATCCACGGACATCGTGTTAGAGTACTTTCCTGTATACTTATCTAAGTACCTAGGATCTCCAGCTTCTTTAAACCATAATAGACTTCCGCCATTCGCCATCGGCATAACAAAACGCCGGAACCTATGCCACATAGCAACCTGAGTTACAGAGTAATCCGACGTAGGGTCCACACGTGGAACCATTACCTTTACTGGTTCCACGTCCCTCTTAACTAACCTCACCGCATATCCTGGTATGTGACTCATTCCTACTAAGTCACCATTTATGCCATCTACCAATTCTATGTACCCATTCCCACATGAATGCTGATCGTCCTTTGTATTTTTTCGTATGGTATCAAACGATTCAGTCGGGTGAACCGTTTCCATCATCATTAGGAGCCTTGCTTTTTCCTCCTCTATTTGAGCAACAAGACCTTCCCTAACACCGTCTTTCATCTGACGTTCTCGTAGTTGCCAGCCAAACCCGGTGGTATTTGTTACTATAGCTTGAATACATTGCCGTAACTCTGTACTTTGATCTTTCAAAGTTGCTAATTTTATTAAAGAGTAAGGAGGCTCTATTATCTGCTGCCCAATAACATTGCAATCCTGGAATACGTCCTTCTCATCCACATTTGACGCTGTACCGCTAGAATTCTCTTGTTTAAATAGAGTTGATCTACCTATAGGTATCGCCCTAAGTGTTACACTACGTTTACGACCTTCTTTATCTACTGCGTCTAATGCTATTGTGCTCTCACCAGCCTTCATGTTACCCCTTAACGGTAGCCAAAGCCGTATTCAACTTAGAACGAATCTCATTCACCAGTGTGCGTAACAGAGCCATCTCTGCAGCCGAAGGTGGATCAGTGAAAGCTAAAAGCGCAGGGGCAGCCACAGCAGACCTATTAGTTAGATCATCAGCAATACCCCTCAAAACTGTTGCTAATGAAGGAGTTCCGGCAGCTCCTGATGTTAACTGCGCCCCTCCCTCACCGAAGTCTGACTTTATAATATTACTCATATCAATCTCCTTACGCTTTTACGTTAGCCCCAAGCTTCCCATAACAAGATCTCTGTAGTTGTATCGTTAACGTCTGCCAACACAGGTATTTTTATCCCGCAATTTCCATTGCTATCTTTTGTTGCCTCAATCCCGCCAGACGCTAAA